GGAGCAATTGCTGGGCTGAGGCTCATGAAGCCAGACATGGCGAGGGCGGCTGCGGTATCGCTATCGCAGATGATGAAGTTGCCCTTACCACGGCGAGTTTCCTTGGCGAGAGTGTTGCACTCACGTTCAATTTGGAAACTTAGGCCACGGAAGCGTTCGGCAGACCAACGACCGTCTGAATCTACGTCAAGATCGTATTCACCGCCTACAGACAAGTCTGGTTGTACAGATCCTGTCTTAGAAACAAAGTAAATTGTCTTGACAATTTCGCGGTTGATTTCAGCAAGAATTTCTGTGCTGAGAAGGTTTGCGAGTTCGGCTTCTGCATCCAAACCGTGAACGGCCTTGAGGTCTTGTGCCAATTCGACGGTGTAGTTGCTGCTTAGAGCACGGGTACGTGCTTGGACGGCAACGCGGTCAATGCTGAAAGACATTTGATTCCATGTACCCCAATAATTGGAGCCAGAAAGATTTCCAATGCCTTCACCATTTGAGGTCAACATACCACGAAGATTTGCCAAGTTGGCAGAAGTTCCTCTGAATGTTGACATCGATGTGGTGTAATTCCAACCAGCAGAAAGACCTGCGCCAGCGACATATGCAGATGGCAAGGTCCAACCAGAACCACCGTATTGTGGCTGTGATTCTTGGAACATTGCTTCAGCATAACCGGGTTGGCCATATGTTCGGCCTTGGCCAGCTGGTTGATATTGCGAACGCATGGCAAAGATGAGGCCGGTTGGGGCAGTCATTGGCTGAACGCCGCAGATGTCATAGGCCATCAAGTTTGGCATTGCACGGCGGACCAAGCTGATTAGAACTGGGTCATAACCAGCGACTCCTCCGTTGTTGGCAAAGGTTTGTGGCATGCCGAGATTGTTGGATGACATGTCTTCGGTCAAATGTTGTGAACGAAGAGCTTGTTCCTGATTCTCAAGCAGAACTGCGGTTACCTTTTTACGGTAATCATCTTGAATTGAAGGGAGAGCATCGTGACCAAGCACCGGCTCCCACTTTTCGGTTAATATGTCAAACGGTGTGTTTTCTGCGAATTGCATTTTTTGTTATCTCCTGTGAGGTAAAATTATTTAGTAAATTTTTTGTTTAGACTTTTCTGTTTAGTCTTCCCAAGGCTCCTACATATCCTTCAACTAAATTTGTAGGGGTACCTTTTACTTGTGAGAAAGTTTGCTCTGGCTCAACTGTTCTGGCTGGAGCTACTTTTGAGCTATGCATATAGTTTTCTTTGATAGCTAAAAGTTTTTCTCTATATTCTTCTGGTGTTTCGAACGAGATGTTTTCCATGAGAGATTGTAATTTCAAAATTTGAGTATCTGCCAGTTCTCTTGTTTCTGCAACAAAGATACCCGCACATTCTGTAAGTTCAGCTTGTTTCTTCAAACTGATTGCAGTATTAACTGCTTCATTTAACTTACCTTCAAGTTCTTTATTTTGCGAATAAAGTTCATCAAGAACATTATATTTTTCATTTGGAACATCGATGTAATGATTTTCAAACAAATTCTTCAAACCATTGATAAAGTTTTCAGCAATTTGTGTTTTAATTCCTTGTTCTACGGCTACACTGTTTTCTGTAACCCATTCTTCAACGACATAATCAAGATAATCATCCACTTTTTCTACTAGAGATTCTGTGATATTATCAAGATATTGTTTTACATTTTGATCGACATCTTCAACAATTCTTGTGACTGTTTTTTCGACTCGGTCATTCACGGCTGCTTCAAAGATAGCTTCAAGTTTTGTTACAAGTTCTTCGCTCGCATTTTCTTCACCCAACAAGGATGCAAGAGCCAAGCGGAATTGTTCTGTTGCTTGTTCTTCTACTTCAGTGGGTTCATTTTCTCCACCTTCTTCAACTTCCTCTGTTTCTTCTTCTTCCGTATCTTGTACGGGGGCTTTGCCAACCTTTGCTCCCATAGCAGCTGCCATAGAATTGGGAACAATTGGTTGGGGAATTCCGGGCATTGCAACTGGAGCACCCGCTACCATTGGAGTAGCAGTGTAATCTGGTTTTCCATCAGCTGACATGGAACCACGTCCGCTGGCGTCCATGGAGCCCAAACCCATTGCTTGGGCTGCGGCTTCTGAAATTGTTTGCTTTCTTGTGTTTTTCATATTAAAAGGATCCTTAAAGTGTAAAAATATTTATATTAAAAAATAATTCATCATGGCGAAGAGGAAGATGCTAGATTCATCTTTCTCCACCAATCATATCTATCGTCTTGTCTAGCAGGAAGTTGAAGTTTGTAGAACGGAGATCCCGCACCTTGTATCATGTTTCTCATATTTTGGAAAGAAATATCATCGGCATTTACATCCACATATGGTCCCCCCAGTATATCAGAAAAAGCCTCTCCGGCTTTTCCTATTGCTCTTCCGGCCTTTCCACCCAGAACTTGTCCCAAACCACCCGGAATTCTTGAAGCAATTGCTCTTGCTGCCTTTGAACCCAAACCTTTTCCGAGATATTCAATAACACTGCCCCCTATAATGGCACCCGGAGTCAATAATGTTCCAGTTGCATCCGTATCACCCAACATAATATCTTTTGGATTTCTATCAGTTCCGATAAGATGTTTTCTTACATCATCCCAATAGGAATCGGTCTTCTTTTCTTTTTCTTTGTCACCGATTCCAAAATTTTGTTTATTTTTCTTTTCTTCTTCATATCTTTTTAGATATTCTGGTGGAACATATACGCCAAATGGCTTTCCAGTGTCAGCCATTTTCTTAAAAGACTCATATGACATTCTATTTTCATTTAATCCCGTAAATTTATTAATATATGAATTTTTAAATTCAATAAGATTATCACCCGGATTTTGATGAATTTTTTCTTCCATCAACTGGGTTAAAAATTTTTTGGTTGTTGGAGGAATTTTTTTTGTCATTATTGTAATTTACGAAAAAAGTCTTCAAAAATTTTTGTAATATTTTTATTTAAATCTTTTTTAGAAGACATTTTTATTGTTTTTACTGCGTTGTCTCTATCTCTCTCAGACCAAAAACCATTTTCAAAAATCCATTCTCTTCCTTCCATGATTCCATTTACAAATGCATTTGGAGCAGAAGGATCAGCAACAATATCAATTGCTGCTAGCATGAAGTCTTCTTGAACTTCTTGATAACCGTTGCGAGCTTTGAGCGAACCCATGCCACGGGTAGACACACCCAACTGAGCACCTTCTTCAATAAGGTTTTTAACGATTTTGCCCATTGGAGTGTCCATGACTTTAGCTTTTCCATATATGTTGTTACCATCTTCGTGCAATTCCTTTACTATGTGTGATACTCTGTCTAAATTTACTGTTGGTCCGGTTGGGTGATTTAATTCACCTAATGCACGTCCTTTGTCTACGTATTCTTTCATATATCTACGACATTCTTTTGAAAGAATTTGTTGTGGATATATTCTTTGATTTTTGTTTTTTACGCCAGATTGCATAAAAACACCTTCAATAAAATAACTTTTTTCGCCGTTTCCAACGTTTTCTTTCACATACTTAATATCTTCTGTAAGTTCTGTGATTAATTTCATTGTTTTTGTCTCATTAAATTTTTAGCTACGTTTTTATATTCTTCTTGCAATCTTTTTGCAACTTTTGTGTAAAGTGTATTTGAAGTTGATTGCTTAAAAGCAACTGCGTTTTCTTCTACTACATTTTTGATCATTTCTCTTACTTTATTCTTCATAGTAATCCTTTTGCTTTTTTTGCAAATTTTATGTTTCCATAAAAATTTTCTGCAGATTCAAATAGTGTGGAAACCATTTGTTGTCTTTTTTCTGGGTTTAATTTTTCAAACAATGCTTTTATTAAACTCATATCCTCTTCTGTGATATTTAGATTAGAACCATCTTGAAAATTAAAATTTCCCGGTCTAAAGCATTCTACAAAAGAAATAAAATATTCAAGTTCTTTTGTTTTTAATGTTTTTTTATCTTCTAAAAATAATTTTTTTTCAAATTCTTGTTTAACATCATTGATTGAATCGTTTACTTTTAATGATAATGATTGAAAAATATTTGTTTTAAAATAGTCTTCATTTTCATTTATCATGGCCATCAATCCATTTTTTAATAAAATTTTAGTAATTTCTGCCATTATTGTTCTCCACCTTGAGGTTGAGCTTCCGCCTGTGCCATGGCCGCTTGTTGTGCCATCATAGCCATTTGTTCTTGTTGCATTCTAGCGCGATCTATTTCCATTTCTTTATCCATCGAACGCATATCTTCTTCAGTCTGTCGAAGAACATTTTTTCTGACATATTGTGTTGAAAAATATTTTCCAATGTATGGATCAACAAAAGAAAGCATTTTTAATCTTTCTGCCATTATTTCTGCTTCTTTTAAATCCCAGAAATAATTGTCAGTGTTATATATAAATTTAATTTCTGTTTTTAATTCTCTCCAGTCATCATCTGTTACAACTCCTTTTAATAAAAGTTGAACTCTCAAAGTATCTAAAAACAATTTGGAAAAATGATGACGGAGACGATCTATAAATTTATAAAATTTAATCTCTTCTCTAGTAATTTCCGTGCTTCTTCCCATGTTGAAATTGGAAGCCTCGGCAGTAAGTCTGCTTACAGGTACATTCAATGCATTGTATAATTTTTTACGGAAATAATCTACGTCTTCAATCTGTGACATTGCTTGGCCACCCGGCAATGTTATAATTTCAGTACCCCTTGATCCTTCTCTTCTTGGTAACCAATAATCTTCAAGAACCGAAAGATGATTTCTTTCATCTCTAACCTCTCCGGTAGATTGATTGTATATGAGTCTATTTCTAAATCTGCTCATCATATCTCTCATATACTGTTCAGCTTTTTGTTTAGGCAATTGACCAACGTCAACGTAAAAAACTCTTCTTTCCGGAGCTCTTGCAACACGATAGACTAGAAGTGCATCCTCTAGCTGCCTTAACATGTTTAATGGTCTTATTGCTTTATGCAAATATCCC